AGCGTCTGTTGCCAAACCTATTCTAATCAAATCTTGAGGTGTTAAAGAGAATTCTCCTATGTCAGACAAATCCACATCCATCAAGATATTTTGAATACCAAGTGGAACACCCATAATCATGTAATCTCCACTCTCGTTTGTCTTTGCTGTGAACTTATAATATTTGTCGTAAATGTCCACAACAGTTGTGGCGGTTAAAGCATCTATTCTTGATGGTAATGTTCCTGTGGCAGCATGTTTTGAATATGATTTCTCATATGGAAGTAGGTTATATCTATAACCATCTTCATTTCTATCATCAACAGACCTATAAGGATAAATTGATGTTATGATTGGATTTGATTGGTCAACAACATCGATAGGAATAAAAACAGCAACTCGGGCATTAGGAACACCTAATCCATTATTGGCTGTAACTCTACCTACAAGAACACCGTAATCAGAGCAAGCTCTAACGTATATGTCTTCCTGTTGAAGTTTGAGAGATAAAATCTCAAGAAATTCGAACTCTTGGTCTATTTGAACGTTTATCGTCTTGTTAACACCGAGTTCGGTCCTAATCCTATACGATTGACCCATTAAGATGTTTAGTTATAAATAGAGATGTTTAGTTATAAATAGTTAATGTGAATTTTTTTGGGAACACACATTAGAATTATAACTTAATAATAAAATAAATAAACCTGTTAAGATAATGTTACTGTTTGGAAGTTCTTAACTGATACTCTGATATCTTTGTTAGGGTATCTTATTTGATATACCTGATTTGGTTGTGCGAAAATTGTATCATCGACAGGACCAATTGCCCTTGTTTCAGGGTTAGAATATACCATTGATGTTTCAGCAGATGAATACTGTCCTCCAACCTCATTAAACACATCAACACTTGTAACAGTCAATACTCCATTTGAATTTTGTATTATACTCTTCAGCTCTGATAGATATACGTTCTGACCAAGTTGTCTTGTCTGTGGGTTAAAGTAAGATGAGACTTTATCGATTACGTCAGAAATAACTTGTCCTGAGTTTTGTGCGGAGTCTAAAACAATTGAAACATCCACACTCAAATCAATAACTTCAGCACTTAAGATTGAAATATAATCATTCATCATTCTATAGTTAGAAAGATAGTTTGCTATGTTTTGTCTCAAAGTATTCGAGACAATACTCGTTAACTTACCTGATGTATCATATGATAATATTTGAATCAAAATTTTATTATCGTTTTCAGTGATTGATACCTTAGCAGGAGCACCGTATTGTGATGGCATGTTTCTCAATATTGACTCATAGTCTTGAACTGTTACCGCTCTTTTCTGTGCCGCGAAGTTAAAAGAGACGTAGTTTCTAATTTCTTCTAAAGAAGGAACACCTGCACCACCGATAGCCGCTGTAACGTTATTACATCTTAAAGAGTTTACCACCGCAGAGTTTGTATTCTCTGAAGGTCCATTAACAAAGAAAGTTACTGTTCCAACTTGGTTGATAATGTTAGTTCCTAAGTTTGTCGCTAAACCACCACCAACTCTATATTGAACGAACAGTGTTGAGTTAGGTGTCAACGCAGAACCTAATGAAAGGTTATTTGAATATTTTTGTAAGTCCAATGTTGCACCAACTGTTGTGAATTGGTCTAAAGCATCTTGTGCTGTGTTCGTTCCTCCACCAAAAGTCATTTTCTTAAATCCTTCAGGTGTAAATTCTGTTATAAATCTATTCTGAGTTTGAATATATCTACCAACTTTAATACCTGGTTGGTCTGATACTTTTGTTGGGTCTTCAACAAATACTCTATCTTCCGCTAAAGCATCTACTTCATACCATCTGTTCTCTAATCCTAAGAATTCAGCGGTTGTTGGAACGTTGGTATATTGTGTTCCGTTTTTCAACAACACACTTGTGATACCTAATACGTTCTTTTCAGGTAAGAATAATTCAAAGAAAGGTTTTACATCGTTTGGTGTAATAACTCTTTTGAATACTTTTGTAATACCATTAACAACAACTTCTCTTTTTGTTATTGTGTAGTTGATAAGAACTCCGTTGGCATTAAAGTTTGGTATTTTAAGTCTATTAGGAAATCCCTCTGAGTTGTAAGGTGATGCAAAATCAATATCGTTTACATTTTCAAAAACGATACCCGCACCAATAACCTGAGAACCTCTTAATAATGTTCCCAAATATCTCTCATCTTCTTTATCACCAAACGCTGGAACTGTAATTGAGAAATCAACCAAAGCAACGGATGGTCTTTGTCCCGGTATTTTTAAACCATAGGTTCTGGCGATGTTATAGATTGATGATTTTTGTTGTGCATATTGAAGAACAGTTTCTTGGATACTTCTATCAATCTGGTAGTTAAGGTTATCCGCAATCGCCGCATTCAAATCAATGAAAACCGAGAATACTGAGGCGTCATTAAAATCTTGAATTAATTCAGGATAATACGTTCTTACGTAATTGAGAAGTTCGGTTCTTACTGCCTGATAATCTCTTGTAGTATATGATATTTTACGGTTTGCCATCTATGTTAAATATTGATAATTATAAAATCACTCTCACTAAATGTTTGTGAATTTGTTGCATAATCTATTTTGATTTTTGCAGTGTAATCTGCAGTTCCCTTACCGGGTAATCTATAAATGTCATACATTTTAGCATCACCAACTGTTACAGTATTTGTTTGAGTATCTGATTCATTTGCTGGGTCAGCAGGTTCTATGGTTATTTTATTAACTAATAGATTTGGCATGTATCTTTGGATAGAATCCCTAATGTCAGCCTCAATAGCACTAAACGTTAATCCGTCAAAGGGTTCGAATACAAATTCATAAAGTCTTGTTCCAAAATCAGGAAGATAATATCTTGAACCTTTTCTTGTTAACAATAAATGAATTAAGTCAGCCCTAATTTCTTGTCTTTGAAATTCGGTTAGTTGTAAATAGTCCCCTCTCGTAGAATCCTGAAATGGGAAATTCAATCCATATGTAACTCCATCTGCCATATGTGATAAATATACTTGGATTATTTTTTTCTTAAATAGATATTACCCTTTTGAGCCTTTGGTTCAAAAGGACAATGTCTACAACCATTACCACAACAATATCCTCTTTCTATATGATATTCCTCTGTAAAAACTTTTCTTCCGTTTTCCTCATAAAAATGAGAAGGGAGAAGTTTTGGCTTCTCCCTTTTTATATTTTGTGTTTCCATCTTATACCAATGTAATCTCACAAGCTCCTCCAGCACAAGCCGCTTCACCTCTCAAATCAGTATCATCATCCATTTCAATAATTTTAGATAAGTCAACATCTTTGAGTGTTTCCATAAGTTCTTCATACTTTTCTTTTGTGCAATCTTCAAATGGTGCTTGGATATACGTTCCTCCATCGTATGGAAGAACTGATAGTCCATTATAAGCTTCTCTGTTATCCCACATCCACTCACCAACCGCTGGCCACTCATGTTCTCTTATTGAAATAGTTGCCGATACGTTGTGTGCGTTGTTTCCATTTCTGTGTCCGGGTTTAATCCACTCTTGTTGAACTTTCTTCACTCTCTCTAATAATTGAATTGGTGATTCGTTTCTTAAGATTGACCCCTCAGGTGCTTTTTGTGGAATTCCGATAACCGCTGTGTCATGTGGTCTGAAGTATTCGTCTTCAACTAATTCAGGGTGATGAGTCTTTAAGTGTGAATAAATTGCTTCGTTCTTTCCAACTCTAACTCTTCTGATATAATAATCATTATGCCAAGCGTGGATACCTGAAGATGTTCCTAAAGTTAAAGATGTTGTTCCCGCAGGTTTAACTGTTGTTGTTCTTGCCGAAGGATTAATTTTTATTAACTCAGCAACTCTTTTATTTTCTTCTTTGACTACCTTAGCAGCAGATTTCATATTCAAACCTAAAACCGCACCTGAACCGATACCTGTCATTGAAATTCCAATCAACGCATCTTTTTCAGTTGTTCTTTGCCAAATTGGTCTTAAGTAATGGAAGTCAGTATAACCTGCCTGTAATGTTCCGATAAAAGAAGCCGCTCTAACTCTATCTTCATAATCTTCTTGAGATACAACGTTAGATACGTTAACCTCTGTAAGGTTACAGAATTGGAATGGTCTCAATGCAATTTCACAACAAGGGTTTGTCCCCCAATCTTTATCGTTTGATAAGTAGATACCAGGTTCACCCGCTCCACTTGCTTCAATTCTTTTCCAAAGGTCCATAAAATAATCCTTTGTGATTTTGTGTCTCATTAAAACAGCTGAGTTATTAGCTCTACCTCTTTGTGGATTTGTTTCCCACCATGCTCCACTCTTACAACCAATCATTTCTTCGTCAGTTGCCGAGAACAAAGAGATAAGTGCCGCTCTTCTGATACCACCTGCCAACACTGCGTCTGCAATATGACAAACCATATCATGAACTTCAATTGGTCTTAGTTTGTCACCATTTTCTTTAGAATCAAGAATACCTTCCAATTTGATAAGACATTCTTTAAGTGGTTGAGCACCTGGTGCTTTACCCCCTGAAGTAACAAGTCTTGCTCCTTTAGGTCTGATGTCTGAAAAATCAAATTCAATCTTTGAACCACCGAAGAAATATGATTTAACCAACACTTTAACTGCGTCAGCCCATCCTTCGATTGAGTCTGCAACCAACCATCTTCTTCCTCTTTCTTTATTTGGTTTTCTAATTTCAGGTAGAACATCAACGTGATGTTTCTGAACTGAATAACCTACACCTGTTCCACCCAAAAGTAAGAACATGATTTCAGAGAATACTCTCCAATCATCAATCGGTGCAAAGGCACAATTGTAAATTCTGTTAGGTGAAATTTCAATTGGTTTACCCGCGAACTGCATTGACCTCATTGAAGGTAATACTTGCTTTCTGTAAACATACATGTAATTCTCTCTAATCTCTTTTTCGATTTCTGGATACTGCTTAATGTGCATCTCCATGTTTCTTGTGACAAGTTCTTGCCATGTCTCTCTTCTCTTTAGTTCTGGAATATACTTAGCGTATTTCATATACACTGTAATTTCCGATAAAATCCTGTTTGAAATGTCCATTGTTAAAATTTTAAATGTGTTTTTTTATCAAAAAATCGTTGATTTTAAAGATAAATATATGGTCGGCACATAACCGACCATTAGTTTCAATAAAAAAAAATAAGTTTTTTTCAAAAAAAGTAGATATTTAATTAAGTTGTTTTTTGCTGTGCTTCTCTTTCTTTTCTTTTCTCGAGAAGCTCCTTAACTCTATCTCTTTTTCTTTCTTCTTGTTGTTCTTCGAAACCTAAGAAAGTTACTGATGATTCAGTATCAATCTCCAATAATTCATTATTGAATTTACAGTTTTCGAAAACAACACCATCCTTACCCAAACGGGATTTGGTGATTGCAATTGTTGCCAAATTCATCTCCTTTTGTTGAAGTGTCTTTGCAACAGTGATGATTACGTGACCAACCTGAGCCTTTTTAATTGAGCCACCCATTTGGTCAGTCGTAACAACTTCGGACGAAATTGAAGACCTATTACCTTGTGTAGCGGTCCATCCAACAAGATTCAATTCGTGACACATGGCTTCGAACCCTCTCATTACAGAACCTTCGGCTTTCCACTCATCTTTTGCACTCGATTCAGGAAGAACACAATCAATATAATCCAATAGAATCAAATCAATCTTTGTCCCATCAGCAATCATTTTTCTGACTTGGTTCTTAATTTGATTCATAGTCATAGTATCTGAAGCAAGTTTCTTGAGAACCAATTTGTTTTTCATTGTCTCTTGAATCTCAGTAATCTTAGACATTACCTCTTCTTTGTGATTAGCTAGATTATCAGGTTCAATACCAGTCCATATTGTGAAGTGTTTCCTTTGAACAATCTTTGGGTTGTCTTCGAAGAATATCTGAAGAACATTATAACCCAAATTAAATGCGGTGTTTGCAATCTTGGTAAGTATCGTTGTCTTACCCACACCTGTCGGTGCCAAGATAACTCCAATCTCACCTTTCGCCAAACCTCCTTTGAGAAGTTTGTCAATTCCAACAATACCCATAGGTATTGGATGACGATAATCTTCTTCTAATACAGTATCAAGACCTGTAAAAATATCTGAAGTCCCCTTGTCTGTCTGACCAACCTGAAGAGCATCTCTCACCAAACCTTCAACCTTATCATAAGATTCAAAGTCACCTTCGGTGATAATCTTCTGTGCTCTGTCCATAGCTTTCTGAAGTTCTTGTTGTTTACAAAACTTCAAAGCCTTTTCCTGAACAAACACAGTCCCTTCAAACGGAGCTTCTTTTACTTGTTTGATTGTGTCCAACACAATCTTTGCTACAAGTTCTTGTGATACCTCAGATTTTACAATCTGTTCTAATGTATCGAAGTTGGGGGTAGACTCATATTTTGAGAAGTATTCCTTAATCATCTGGATGATGATTTTGAAATACTTGTTATCGAAATACGAAGATTCAATTACATCCATGATAGACGATGAAAAGTCCTTATCTTCTATAATTTGGTTTAATAACTGTAACTGAAACTGATTGCCTAAATAATCGAAATTTTTATTCATAAATTGAAACTTACCCCTCTATATTATTAAATACTTACTTACTCAAATCAAATTCCAAATATTGGTAACTTAATTCAGGATTTGAAAAAATGTCAGTCAATTCACGAAGGACATCTTTCAAAAATGGTCTTACGTCAACCGTATAACGAACTTTTGGTGGAAACTTTTTTCCGTCAAAAATTCTCTGACAAATTGTCTGTTCCCCAACCTTAACATAAATGTTAAAAATCTCAGGACCTTCAGTAAATGAAGTCTCCATAATCTTTGGGTCGTGAATGATAGACTCTTTGTTATCCATCATGTAGACAACAGTCTTCATTTTAAGATAATACTCAAGGTCTTCTCTCAGTCCTCTAATGTATTCATAAAACTCCACAGAGTTTTTTGCCTTAGGGTTATACCCTCTTACATTAAAGAATCTTTGGACAACAATGTTGTCATTCAAGGTTAGCAAAAATTCCATTTTCGTGCTGTCTTGTTCTTTCATAGTTTTAATTTTTGTTTGTGTTTCGTTTTTCTTTTCTAGTTAATTTCATGAATGGTTTTAGGAAGTTTACCCAAGCCTCATCATTTTTGGGTAGGTAATTAAAAAGACCGTCTTCCATCATCAGTCTCATTAAATTCTTATATCCTCTATCGGTGGGGTCAATTGTATCGGTGTGGATTTGTTCTACAAGTTGTTTTCCTTCGTCCGTAATTAACGGATTGGTAAGGTCAACTATTTTAGAGTTTGTTGTATAAAACTCTTCTCCAAGTATACCGCTTTTAGTCCGTCCTGTCAAAATATTTGATAGGCTTTTTGGTGATTTTGGATGCATGTTTTTTCGGGCATAATCTAAAATTTCGTCGATTGTGCAGGTTTTTTCGAGCATAACCGGAAAAAGTTTCACCAAAGTTTTTTCCCCCAACCCTTCAATACCATCAATATTGTCTGATTTGTCTCCAGTGAAAATTTTACACACGGTTACATTCTGATGAGGAATGTCCACCTTGTTAATAGAAATCTTGTCACCGTTTTTAAAATATTGTTTGTGAACTGGAGAATAAATTGTTACACGTTCGGAAATGAGTTGGGTCAGGTCTTTGTCCGCAGAGAATATAATGATGTTTTCTTGTGTTGCAATTTTACAATAGTAGGCAATAAGGTCGTCAGCCTCGTTATTCATCATCTCGACCTGTCGCACGAATACCTCCTCCAAATACGTCTTTACTCTTGCCTTTTGTTGCAAGTAAGACTCGTATTTGTAATCATTCATATCCTGTCTTCGGTTTCCCTTATATTGAGGATATATACTTTTTCTAATTGAGGAATTGGAATCTCCGTCCCAAAATACAACTACTTTATCGTGGTTGTGTTCATCCAAGAATCTGCGAAGAGTATTAATAAAATGATAAACACCACCAACGTGAGCCCCATCATTATAAAGTTCTTTAACACCGTGAAAGCCAATCTTAAAAAGGTTATCACCATCTACTAATAAAGTTTTAGACACATAGTTTATTTAAAGGGTTACTAATCTTCTCTCTCTTCTTTTAAATCGAAATCACCATCCGCTCCGATGATATCTTTCCAATATTCGGCGTATTCCTTTTTGTATTTTTCAATCGAAGCCTTTTCTTCGGAAGCTTCTTTTCCAGCTAAGAACCCGTGTGGGGTAACGATAATTCTACCGTCATCAAATCCTAAACCGTTGATATGATTTTTCAATACAGATACCTTACTTCTAACTGCAAACTTTACAGAACGTTTGTCTTTGGTCGCGGTAATCTTAGTTGTTCCCGCACCTTTTTGATTACCAAATAAGAACACCAATGATGAGTTTAACCATACAGCGTTTCCACCTTTAGCCATAATTTTGGGTTGACCGAATGGATTGTCAGGTAATTCAACCCAAGGTTGGTTGATAATAATTAAAGTGTTTTCCCATTTAGAATCTGCCTTTCTTGAACCTGAAATTCTTTGGTTGATACCCATACCAATTTTGTCTGACAATACAGAGGCGTTATGTTGTTTACCACCTTTACCATCAAAGGTCATTTTACAAGGCACAGAACCCACAGAATCCCATATAAAACATAAGCTTGGTGATTGTGGTCCATCTTCATCTTCGTAGTCTAATTCACCCTTTTCCTGAGCATCCAACAATGAATTGATGTAGTCTGTAATTTGTTCAATATAACTGAAGTTATTGTTGAAGATGAAAAATCCACCCCAATCCATTTCACCTGTTTCTTCATCTACCACTTCCTCACATTCAAAACCCATAAGTTTTGCGTGGTCAAACGACCACTTTTGTTCTGTGATGATGAACACAGGTAATATCTTTTTCTTTTGACAATCAACAGCCGCCTTAATTGCCGCAGTTGTTTTACCTGTATCTGAGTGACCCAAGAACATATTCAAGTGTCCGATTGCAGGTCCAGGAAGACCCACAGCATCTAAGAAATCTCCACCTAAGTCAAGAAATCTTTGAGGCTTATATTTTGCTGAAGTTGAAAACTTCTCTTTAACTTTATTAAAGTTGTTCTTCTTGATTGCCATTTTCTATTCTTTTAATGTTTGGTAATTTGTTTTCTTTCGGTCTTTTGTAGAAGATACTATCTTCTTCATATAACGTGCCAATTTCCTCTTCGTGGAAAGTCACTAATCTAATGTGTAATTCCCCATCTTCATCCTCTTCTTTCAACATACCAAAGAGAACGGTATCACCAACTTGTTTACTTCTACCTGAGAAGTAATTTTTATCTTTTAATTGACTTAATATCTCGTAAGACAATACTTTATTATCTCTCGATTGTATTTCAATTTCTTCTTTGAATGTCATATGAAAAAAATAAGGGTGGCTTTCACCACCCTTGGTTATAAAATTAGAATGGTAAATCAGTATCTACCTCCGCATCTGCCTGTGGGTCAGCAACCTTTTCTTTAGGTTTACTTCCACCAACTGTTGTTGTTTCAACTGATGAATCACCATAAACATATCCACCTTTTTCACTATCCCATTTTGGAGTCTCTCCACGAGCGATAGCCTCAAGGTATTCTACAGGTTTTTTAGAATAAACATCTGTCCAACTTAACTCGTCGTTAACCCAAGCATTTGCTTGTTCTTTTTCTTCATGAACAGGAGTTGGGTCATCATACATAATTGTAGATACACTTGTATACTCCTTACCTGCTGGTGTTTTAGATTTGGTCAACTCGATGATAAGGTCACGACCTTTTTCAGGGTCAGTGATATCACCTTTGTTTCTCCAAATTGGAATGATTTTATCCAAGATACCATCATTCTTATAGTTGTGTTTAAATCTCCAAAACTTTGGACCATCTTCTTCATGGTCTCTATCAATCACTTTTACGATATAGAATTTACGAGACTTATATTGTTTCGCCAATTCTTTATCAGATTCTTTACCTGTTGACATCAACTCTTCGTAAACCTCGTTTAAAGGCGAACGTTCGTTGTCATTTTTTCCTGGGTCATAGAACTTTTGCCATTGACCACCAACTTGGATTTCGTGATACCAAGCTTCTTTAAATGGTGATGAACCATCTTGAGTAGGAAGAATTCTTACTCTTCTTTGTCCTGATTTCTCTTTATCACCAAGGATTAAAGCGAAATACTTTTTCATTCTTTCGTCTTGCGACATTTTACTTTGGGCCCCGCCCCCTGATTGTTGTGATTTCTCATACTGTGCCAATACGGCGTCTAATACATTACTCATTTTTTAAATAATTAAAGTGTTTAAATTGAATTATAAATATAGTTGAAAGTAGTGCTGATGTCAAATAAAAAAGGTCATCTTTCGATGACCTTCTTAAAATTTAAACCAAGTCTTCACCTGGTTGGAACGAATTCCTAATATCACTTGGATTGATGTCCTCGACTTCGTCTGAAGTTAAAACATAATCTTTTTTTCCTGTTTTTTCCATCTCGATTTTTTTGTCATCAAAGAAATCTGATAACTTTTGGTTGAAAGGATATGAGTCGTAAGTTCTTAATTCTAACTTTTCTTGTGGAGTCTTCTCTCTATACTTTTCGATTTTGTTTTCAATAGTGTTGAGTTTGTTCATCAGAGCATCCATTTCAGATAGTTTCGCTTCTAACTTTGAAATTTGACCAAAAAGGTTGTTGAAATAATCATCTTGTTTTTGTTCGATGTTTTTTTGAGAATCAACTAAGTCAGTTATTTCTAACTCCTCTGTGCCACCTTCTTCATCACCTTCGGTAGAATTACCTTCATCGTCGATTACCTCAACGTCTGGGTCATTTTCCACATCGATTTTTTCAGGTGTTGCCGGTGCCGCTGGAGCTGCCGGAGCTTCAGGCGCCGCAGGGGCTCCTTCACCCGCACCTGTTGGTGGGATTGCTGCAGTCACTTCATCAGCCACAGCATCTGTTGGTGGTAATGGAGCTTCTTGCTCATTAATGTATTTGTTGATACTCTTGTATCTTTGAATTTCACTTAGAATTTTTTTGTCTAAACTCATTTTATTATCCGTTTAATAATTGTTTTATTCCGTGTGCGGTTTCTACTTTAACTTTTCTGTTGGTGTAAACTTGATGTCCCGCTCTTTCAATCAAACCATCTTTTTCTCTGACAACATAACATTCGCCTGTGTCTAAATCACAAACTTCTTTTGTTCCGTTACCGTTGTCTTGCTCAGAAAATCTAACTGATTTTCCAAGGTAGTTGTCTAGGGCTGTTTTAATGTTCATAAAAATTATGTTTATTATAAATATAATGAAATAGTTAAATTACAATTTAGACGTATGTCAGTGGTGGTGTTAGTGTTATTATACTATATTGATTATTTGGTTGTAGATTATTACTACTTGTCATCGTTATGTTATATCGGACACCAGGAATCGCATTGGCTATGGTCGGAACCGAGAATTTAAGTTTGGTGCTTCCTATAATTTGAATAGACCTTATATCTACAGCAACTCCATCAACAAATATTTCTCTAACAAACTCAAGGTTCGTTCCGTTAACCGTTATGATTGTTCCTGTGGACGCTGTTAATGGTGAGTATGAAGATACGGTTGTTGGTGGACATGTTGGTGTTGGAGCCGGTGTATTTCCTTGACTTTGTGGTTCTTGTGGTTTTTGTTGTTCTTCCACAACTACAGCTCCTCTTAATCCATTTTGAGCGGCACTCAAACCAGCAGCTATAAACAAATCACCAATGTCTTTATACCTTTGTTTGTCTTTCTCATATTCCTCTGATGACATACTATCAACTGGGAACGATGTCACATAATATTTCAAAATACCTCCTTGGTCTTGAATTTCATTAATTCTACTTCCAATAACATTTTTCATAAATGTGAGATATGAGTCAAGACTTTTAAATCTTGCTGCCGGTAGTTGCTTAAGACCACCAAGAGTTCTTGTGTTGACACAAAAGAAAGAATTTTGAATAAAATTTTCGGTCTGTGAGTAATTGTCCTTATCCAAAGTAATAAGACCGTAGTTATAATCCCAACTTGAAAACTGACCTGTATCTGAAAGGCTCTTACCGTAAGCCCTAACATAACTAATCATATAGATTATAGTTTGTAATGCAACATTATTAGGTGCTGATGCCTTGATAGCATCTGCAAAGTCTTTCTGACTTATGGTTGTTTGTGAAACACCAGTTGTTACCCATGAAATGTAAGAAGAATCCAAATTAGCGCTACATGAGTTTTGAGCAGCTAAAGAATTTTCATCAGCATCTTGAACGACGTTGTTCGCAGTCGCTTGAGTTGTTGTTCCTTGTGTCGTTGGTTGGTCTGTTTTATTAACAACTAACGCCTCAATTTTAGTAAGAAGATTTTGATTTATAGACTGAATGAAGTTATCTATTGGTGGTAAATCATATACCCCTTGTCTAACTCCTTCAAACTCAGTGATGAAATTTCCCGCACTAATTGTATGAGAAACACTTGTAATCATGTATGGACCGTTAAACATTGGAACGTGTCTCAAATTGAAATACATTGTAGGTTGAATTAGAGCATTTCCTAATGCGGTGACAGAACAGGTATAACTTCTACCCTTATAGTAATTGTATAAACTGGCGTTTTGGTTTCCTACGGTTCTTGTGTTTGTTTGATTAGCCATTTCAAGAACTGATTGAATTGACTCTGAAGTTGCTTTTCCGTTGTCTTGACCAACACTAAACGATGAGAATATGTTTTGATTTCTTATTCCAATATCAACGTTAAATCCAACACACTTGTTTGAAATCGCGTAGTCAGTTTTTCCTAGTTGGTCCTCCAATAAAGGAACCTCACTACTTCTTCTAAACTCAAAAGAGTCATCTCCATATCCTGAAACAATATTCGGTAATTTTAGGTGACCTGAAGGCTTACCAACATAGAAACAAACCATCTTAGGTCCAGACTTTCTATAATCTACATTTCTAAAAGTTCCCCACAAATTATCAGCAAACTCCAATGAACCCTCAGGACTTGGGACCGTCAATCCATCTACATCTTGGACATTATAAAAGTTGACATATGCAGGAAGTGGCATAACCGTGAAATTATTTTTCATCAGAATTCCACTTATCAAGGTGTAGACAGACATCCCCTCGTTGAGATAGTTCTTGTTCAACATATTTTTTATGTCAAATATGTCCAATATAATAGTATCACCAATATTTCTTGAAGCTCTATCCAAAAATAAAATGTCTTCGAAAAGCGTTTTAGTTTTGTAGTCAGAACCAGCAATCCACTTGTCGTTCAATGTTTTGAAAACCTCATATGTTTCGACCTTACCCTGCATACTTTGAATCTGTGAATTAATTGTTGCTTCGGTTGGTTCTGAAACATTAGGTAATCCGGCTTTAAAACCAGCAATAACTTGGTTTAACAATAAATCTTGATAAGTGTTGAGACCATTCAAATAGGTATTCAATTGACCTTTGAAAGTCGAGGCATTTAAACTTGGGTTAAGAAGTTTTTGTGTTGCATACATCTTAATTAGTTTCGAACACAAAACGATGTTTTCAGTCGTAAATCCAATATTATTATCCGGAAAAAAATCTGTAATGTAAGAACCATTATCTTTGTATTCTAATTCTCGTATCGTTGAAAAACCAACCTCTTTCTCAAGTGCTCTCCATTCATTTGGATATCTCTGTCTCGATTGGGCTAAGGTAACGTTTCCACCTCTTGTGGGGACGCTGTTCAAAACATATGGTGTGAATCTGATTGGACTAACAACTCTTTGAACTGAATTCTGATAACTCACATAAGAATCGAATATTCTTCTACTATAATTTGAAGGATTACCGTTTCTCAAGACTACATCATATTGCATGAACCCTTTAATTTGTGAATTGAAATTGTCAAATTGTTTTGTAATTGTATCTTGAAAAAGTATTTCAACTTTGTTGGGTGGGTTGCCGCTCGGAATAGTTGGAAATACTGTCATTGTGCTTCTCATAAAACTTTGGAAATTTCTGAAATTTGAATCCATCTGAATAACAGTCGAATCTATCGAAGCTTGATTTATTCTATAAGATACATTTGTAATTGGTTTACAATAATTCAAAAATTCTTGTTCCATTAAGTTCAATGTCTTAGCATCAAAAACAGCAAATATTTCTTCAATTTTACTATATCCTGAAATAGAATTTAGAAGCATCGGAGATACCGCATCTTTAGCTGGAATATAAGTAATATACTCGTTATAAAGTGGTTTTTTTATTTCATCTGAGTTGAAGTATCCATAGTTTGGTGCGGACCATAAAGTTCTTACTGACCCGTTATACATGGATGGATTCGATGTCAAGTTAACTACGGTGGTTGCTTGAGTTTCTTTGTTCAAACATTCGAATTTAGTTTGATTCAAATTTACTCCGAAAGATGGAATAATATAATAATCATCGTCTAACTTTGAAGTAGTTGCTGGTACACAAACGTTAGGTGTCGTAAAGGCGTCATTTATGTTCTTTGGAATTAAAACAGACCATGTTGATAAAGATAAACTAACACCATTTTGTGATGTGTTAATTTTTGAGTTAGGGAATGGATACAACAACATTCCATCGTTGATGGACGATTGTATTTCCGATGATGTGTAATTTTTATAAAGATTCGAACCGTTGTAAAAATAATTGAAGTCATTCACCAACTTCGGATAGAACCCTGGTTGAATTTTAATTTGTTGGCTGTTTTGTGTTTGTAATTGTATTGTAATATTGTCCAAAGTGTCCTTCAACTTTACATCATATTGTTTACCCACATTATTTGTAATCGGGTCATAGTTATTGATGTAATCAAAATTCTTCCACACACTATCCAAGATATCCACATTATCATCAACGTATTTTTTATATCTATGCCAAACCGAACCCAATTTCAAAACCCAAGCATATGGCATTTTGTGTATCGCCCCAAACTTATTGAACACTGATGCAATATAATCCAATTCGGTTGCTTGACCCTGAGTTTTATATTTCTCTCTCAAAGTCCCCAATGGAAGTGAATTCAAAAATAAATAAGCAGCCGTAACGTAGGGATATGTGTTTCCTGTTCTATCATTTTCAACACCCTGCTGAATTGCGTTTGTAAAATACGGCGTGTTCAATATAGATGTTGACTTTCTAGCCGGTAGTGCACCCGATGGAGAACTGTATAAAGAAAAACCTTCTGTTGGTATAAATTCACTAGGTTTTCTTTGTGTGTAGAATTCATTCAAAGTTAATTGTGCAGTTTCTATTGGTTGAACTAAAAATTGCGGTTTAGTAACATTTAAATATGAAAAATTCGTAACAGGTCTATTGGTAGTGTAGTCATATATGTTTTCAAAGTTTGAAAGTTGATTTCTATCGGTGAAAACTTTCAAACTTCTGTTTGTGTTATAAACTTGTTGTTGTTGACTCACATCACTATTTGCCAAATTTTTAGAATTCCATTCGTAATTTCTGAAAGGATATGTATCGATAATCAAAGGGTCATTGGGCGCTTCTTTTGCCAATTGTAACAACTCTCCTTTATTAACATTTACCTGTGGTTCTAACCCTAATTCGTCCGTTCCTAAAATAGTAAATGGACTTTCAATTTCAGCTTTGATATACGGTGTTATAAAAAAGTCTCTTATAAAATCTTGCCAAGATTTTCCTGTCCCTTCATTTGAATATTCTCTAAGATAACTTATAAAATTAGTAGACGTGTATGGTGTGTTTTTCAAATCAAACGCCAACAACGGTGCGTTTGTTGAAACAGAGACAACGATGTTGTTTGTGTCCGCAGCCTTATTTAAATTAACAATTTGGTTTTGTTGATTTGATGTCCCCCTTATGAAATTTGAATAATGAGATGTCACAAATTGTCTTTCCCAAATCTCATATAAAAACTTTAGTATTTCTTTATTTGAAAATGGAATGTTTGTTTGTGGAAACTCAATAGCATTTATACTAATTAAAGGTGTTGTCTTTTGGCTTTCAATCGGAGTTTGTGATGTAGGGACTGAAAACTTTTGATTCAAACCTTTCATATATTCCTCAACAAATTCTACCTCGGGCCAACTTTCGAACAAATATCCTTGAGTCAAGTCCACAACTGATGGGTCTCCAAGATATGTCAATTGAAATCTACCTTTTTTGTCATCGGGGGATTCAACAAAAAATGAAGGCCAAGGATAAACAGGTTCCTCTGCTGTCGACAGTCCTTGATTCAAGGTCGCCGCGTTTCTAGCAATGTTAACATTATTTCTTACCTCTATGTTTGGTGCTGAAGATACGTTGTTTTGTATTACCTGTTTCCTTACTGGGTCGGTTTTCACGTTCCAAGCATTTATATGAACATCATCTAAAAGTCTTAAGAATCCTTCAGTGTTTGCCATAATTACCGCTATAATGTTCCTTGCGGTAGGATTGAATCCGATACCTAACGATTGACTTTGAATTCGGTTCTTCAAATCTTGGCTTATAGCCGCCTCAAACTCTTGAAGCTTTTTGTTTGCCTCTGTCGTAATTTGATTTATTGTCTGAATAAATCGATTCTTTCCTTCGAATACGAATAATGGTGGGTCCGTTTTTTTCTGATTTCCATCTATTTTTTCTTCTCTTGGGGTGACTTTAAGTTCTATCTGCTGTTTGACTTGTTGTTCTTGTTGAGTAGTTGGTTTGACCACACCTAAGAACTGTTGAGTTGTCTTGGTTAAATTAACATTATTAATGTTAAAGGTGTCCTTCAACATATCATAACCCAAATTATTTAATTTAATTTCAGAAGGTTGTCCAACACCAAACGTGGGATTTTCAGTTAAAATTGAAAGATACTTTGTAAAAATCCCTTTTAGTTCAGTAATCGCCACCTCTTCTTGTGTTAGGTTATTGAATAAATTAGACTTAAAAAAATAAATTCTTGTGTTATTATCTAAAACAATAGCCTTCGGGTCTAAGTATTTGAAGAACCAACTACTATTGTTACCATAAACCTCTTTTTGAAATTCTGTAACTGATTTCAAATAATTTCTAGCGTTGGTTAGTGGTTCTACGTTTACCTTTGGGTATGAGTTGACAATCTCCTGTTGAAATGTATCAAACTTATTAATCAATTGCATTAAGGTAAGTTCAGGAAAATCAGGAGGTATTAACCCTTTTGATTTATATTCACTGTAAACTTCAACAATTTTTTGATAACCTTTTTCGCTCACAAAACTGGCGGAGGTAGACGTTGACGCCTTTGATGGGTCGGTGTTAACATTATTAGTTTGAATGTTACTCTGTTGGGCTTGTAAGTTTTGGTTGGTTGTTGAGCTATTCGATGAGACGTCACTATTGTTAATATTATATCTCTTACCATACATGTGTGGTGTCGCAATCAAGTGTGATATCGAAATCTCATTCAAAACATTAAACTTAAATCCTTTGAACTCTAAACTAACCGTGTAGTTACCAGTCGAACTGTTGAATCTCGCGTTGAACTTTTCTAAGTTAAGTTGATATCTGATTGCCTGACCATAATAACCTTTGAGGGTCAAATAGAATTGTGGGTAAGGTAAATTGAAGAAGGCAGCATAAGGTGAGTTGTTACCTAACTGAAACAAGGCTTTCCCTTGAACATCTTCAAGTTCTATTGATACGGTTGGAATAAAAGATGATGAAACTTTTACATTGATACTTGTGATACCTAATAATCCATTATCTACAACATTTTCTTGGTCGACTACTGTGGCTTGTGTAAACGCTTTTGAACCATTTTGACTTAGATTAACCCTACTTAATGGTTGATTAGTTGCTTGGGATTGTAATGCGTTTTTACCTGTTAACTCATCATAGTATCCTGTTCCAAAATAATTGTTTTGACCAGGTCTTAGAAAATTAATTTTGGCAATAGATACAGTTTGTCTGTTACTGGTACCAGGTGCCGCACCAACAAGTAACTTTGTCCTTGGCAACACATCCGCCTCAAGATTCGCATACATGATGAGATTTTCATGGTCAACCAATCTTTCATAAACTTTACCGTCATTATTTATTGTTCGGTTCGGGTCAACAAGTATGATGTTATTATAGTCAAATTCAACATATATGTTACCGTTGTTATCCGCTTGAATGTTACCTGCCATAATAATAAAAATAATTTTCCAAAGCTCCTTTATAATCCTGTAATGATGGAATCAACGGGAATGGAACTACAAGTATTGCACCATCGTAGATATTGTTTTCTAAACCGCCAAATTGTGGATTGGCTTGTAATATTAACCAACCGAAATATGGAGAGTTGTAGAATTGTTGTGATACCTTATCCAATCTACTTTGTGCAATCTTATAAATGTATGTTTTGTCCGTAGTCTTTTGTGGAATATTCACATATGGAACTACAGTCTGCTCTCCATTTATAAGAAACTCACTATATCTATTATAATAAGGAAATCCCATTAGTTAAGTTTTACTTTCGAAATAAATATTGTTCCTTGGGGGTCGTTCCAAGTTGCTTTATCTGTCGATTGGTTTGTTGATGCTCCAAGAGCTTTGATTAATTTCTTTTCATTATCACTCGGATTAGTATTTAATTCATAATCAAATAGTCTAGTTTTACTTTGGAATGGTGTATATTTTATGAAATTCTTTAGTTTATTTGTTTCCATTTCATTTAAAAATGCTTGAGTCAACGCGTTTTCCTTTTCAAACAATGGTTTCGCAATACCAGTCCAATAATTATCAAACTCTTGGGATATGTTTGGATTACCATTACCCAACAACCTAGTGTTACCAATAATATTACCAATTAACGCATTTTTAAATGTTTGATAATTTTCACTTTTCAAATCATTCGATAATAACATATACTCTCTTTTGAATGGTAGTTTTGTAAACACATCATCTTTAGAATATTGATTGAATACAACACTTTCTAAGGATTTTGCTGTGGTATTTTCTTTCGTTTCACCATAAACCAAATTACCTTTATAAGAGTTTCCTTGATAATTGAATTCTGTTGATGATGTTGACAGAGTATAAAACTCATTCAAATTTGTTTTTATTTTTTTAATATCATCGGTCATTTCTATTTGGGTATTCGCAGCAGTGCTTCCAGCACTTACTTGAGTTGTCCCACTTACTTTATATAATTTTAAAAATCCATTTTTTTCTTGTAATCCATCAAGTTGAGGTGTTCCCAGTCCAGTATTATATGGTGCGGTATTTGCTCGACTTACAAATTGTAAATAAGTTTGTTGAGCATTTACCATGTCTTGATTTATTTTAGTGAGTGCATTTTGGAATGTTCCTTTTTTATTTTTGACATAATTAACAAAATTTTTTCTCAATTCTCTGATTGCCTTTTCGTTGAATTGTCTTTCTGTTCTTGTCATAAAAAACATAAAAGTATAAATTCTTGCACTGCTCCAATTTTGAAGTATAGCATTATTATATTGATTTAGAGCATCTTTACTCTTATTCACAACAGTTTGGAAATATGTTTGTGTTGTTGTAACAAAATTATCCATAAATTGTTGATAAGATATTGTTCCGGTTTCTCCGCTTGCGGTCACTACCGTTGTTATTCTATCACCAATCGTATTTTCGTTTGATTGCCCATTAAGATTTGGAGCCTGATTTACCGTTGGTGCCGCAGCTTGATTAACCAATTGTAAGAACTCTTTATCTAAAACCTTCAAACTATCATCAGTCACATCCGCTCTATCATCCCACATTTCAGTATTAGCATAATAGTTGAATGTTAACGCGTTTTGTAATTTATCAATTGACTCCTTCAATCCACTTCCCCCAACAAACTTGAATGACATCGTAATGTTTGCAATCATAGGTTGAACACCAATACCTTCAGGATTAATATCCAAACTTTCATAAGAAATCTGAAGTCCATCAGGAATGATTTTGGTGTTATAAAAGTCTCCGATTCTCAACACTAATACTGGTGGTGCACCAAACGCAGTATTCACCGCATCGTTAAATTGTAATTCTTGTTTTCCCCCAACTTCTTTAACCGTTGGTATTGTATCACCAGGTCTCATACATTGTTGTAAGAAGGTAAGTCTTGAGTTCAATCCTTCAGGGGTTGTTGAGTGAAACGCTGGTTGGAAGAACTTTAATTTCTCTTTCAGTGAATCAAAAACCATAGGGGTTTCTTCTTTGATAGTTTCAAAGTAATCACACTCAGATAGTAAAGTCCTTAAAACTCTTTTGGTTATGTTGTCAGGTTTTTTTATTTTAGTTTCAATATTTTGTCCTGATATTGGTCTTACGGGTTCGTTACCGGGTCCTCCCGCGGGTTGTGATGGTTGTGCGGGTTGTTGATTTGGAACACCTGATGTTGCAACTATTGATGAAATACTCACTCTTCTACATCCCATAGCACTCAATGAATATATTTGTGAATTGTTGTTAGCAGTTTCACTGTCATCACTATCGCTACAAGTAAAAGTAGTTTCAACAAATTTGCCTTCTTTTGGCTCCCATCTTTTAGCGTTCGCATTTTCACCCTTTGGGATTTGTTTAAACTTAATTCGTCCTAAATTAATAAACTTACTCAAAGATGGTTCTGATTGAAAGAATTTGATAACAGAGTCAATTCTTCTTTCGGATAATGTCAAATTATAAGGAGTAGTACCAGCACCAGACGCACTTCCTTCAAGTGTGATTGTAACAATTCTATTTGGATTATTCTCCAAAGTACTAGCTAATTGAACAAAAAAATTATTTTGAACTTCATCATAGTTTTTGATAACAACATTTGAAAAGAAGTTTTGTAGGTCAGGTTTATTATAATTCGTGTTTCCCGTTTGACCTAAATAAATTGTATAGTATGATGGGTAACTAGATACCGTCCCTTTTACTGGGTCGTTATTTGGAAAATATAAAGAAAAGTTTTGGAATTGCTTCAAATCGTCGCTCGGTGTGTTTTGACTTGGCTCAGCTACCAATGTCGCTTGATTACCTAAGTTGTCTTTTCCAGTTGCAACACTATCCCTGACAAATCCTAATTGTTCTCTACTTAAATCACCTGAATTGATAATTTGTTGTAGTTCGTTT